AAAAATCCAACTTACCATGATTTTGAATCTTGGAGTTTTTTACAATATAAAGATAATATGGCACATCTTACTTCGTCCTGTGAAACTGAAAGTGACGAGATAACAGAAGAACTAATGTATAATTTTCCTAAGGAAAGTCAACACCTATTAAAACAAGAATCTGAATGGAGAGTAATTTATTCTTATCACTCAGATAAAGACTGGACGCATCCGTATGTGAACAATTTATTAAAAGAACAAAATTTATATTTAGATAAATGCAATATTGCTAGAGAAGCATTAATTTTTTGGTTCTCTCCTTCTAGTATATTACATACTCATACCGATGGTGATGACGGAACTCCTAATTATTCGTTGCTAGTAAACATCAAAAGTAATAATGAAGTTAAATTAAAAGTAGACGACAGGATTGACGATATGGGTTTATACGATGCATATATTTTTGATGCAACAAATAGTCCACATGCATTATGGAACCCATCAAACGAAGATTGGCTTTTTATTTGTATCCGCTTACAACCACACTTATTTGACTCTTGATAGATCTACGTTAGGATTAATACGTTCGAACTCTTGTGTTACATGTTCTGTTAGTTTCCATGTAAATTCAACTTGTCTAATTGAAGGATGACTTGCCCAAAATATAATTGTGTCAACTATATCATTTAGATCCGTATTATAGTCACTTATAAATGCAGTGGGATCAGTGTCCTCTACTGTAGTGCCTTCTAAAAATCCTAAGTCTAAATGCAGTACAGGAATACCGTTTGGTCTAATACTTTCTAATCTACATGCTTCATGTAATTGTTGTTTGTCTTGTACATAATCTGTAGGGATAAGTTCGGGATAGTGTCTGCTTACACTGCCCATAACAACCATACTGTCTACTTTGTCTTTGAGTGCGTTAAATAATTTTAACTGTTGTTGATCTCTATATGCATTATTAATAAAAATTTCTGCGCCAGCTACTTCTTCTACAACTTTATCAAAATCTTTTTCAATGTCGTATCCATTGCTGCGGCTCATACCAATAATTTGATGACAACTAACTTCTGTAAACTTATCAAATATTGCTTTACCAATACCGCTAGTATGTCCCGTAATAACTATCTTTTTTTCACTCATTTATATTATATCCTATAAAATTAATATCCGGATGATCTAACCAAAACTTTATACTTCTTACAATCATCTTATGATTTTTGTAGCTGCTGCTGGTTAAACGTAAATACAACATTGGGTATTTGCTGTGTACAGATTGTTTTAATACTTCTTGCTCTAATTGAGCTTTGTCTTGACTGTATTCAGGCATAGAGCTGTCTGGATGCACTGCTGCTAAACTTCCCATTACTACTAATCTACATTTGTCTTTAAGTCTATTAACATATTCAAGTTGACGTGCATGTGCATTTAGTATAACACAGTCGCCTTCGTCAAACATATCTACAACACTATCGATATCAGTGTTTAAATCAATAGGTCGATCCACAGTAGTACAATCAAAATGTCTAGCTAAACACTTTCCTAATCCTCTTGTACTGCCTGTAATATAAAATTTCATTCTACTCTTGGACCATTAGCAATAAAAAATGCTGCTATCCACTTGTCGCCCCGTGTAATAGGCATTGCTTCATGTATAGTTGATTGGTTAACTGCTTCATCCTCATAGTCATATTCAAAATAAAACATACCATTCTTAACTGGTTCTACTGAAACACCTAATTCAGGAAAGTCACATGCGCCTCCGTCAAAGTCATTTGTTAACCAAAAAATGCCTGTTGCTTTTCTGTCGCCACCTTTTTCATAGTATGCAATATCTTCTGGTGTATACGGAAAGTCGTGATGCAATCCAAAATACTGTCCTGGTGAATATCTATATATGTCACCGGCTTCAATATGTTCAATTGGAAATCCTACTGTTTCAGCTAAACGCTTTTTAAAAAATTCTCTATCTTCAGGTGATGTGTCCCAACTAATGCTGCGCTGTTCTACTTCTTCTGTAATCTGTCCATGTGTTTGCTCTCGTGATTCTAAGCCAGCATCAGGATTCATACCAACTTGAGTATACTTGTCAACATAATATGCAGCTTCTTCATCTGTTAAAACATCAGTAAAAACTGATATACGTGGATACTCTAATAATACTTTTTCCATTGTTCTTCCTTTACCATGCATTCCATATGTATTTAGGCGTTAAGCCACAATTTGTTCCGGCGTGCCATAACTTACGATCAATCCATTCATAAGTAGTTCCTTGCGGCTCATTGTAAAATGTTTGTTGATCAGCAATAAAGATATGACCCCATGTTGGTTTGCCTATGTGGCAATGATATCTTGGGCAGTCGGGTAGATTAACTTCGTCATCATGTACATCCCAATGCACAGGAGCAAACCGACCGGGCCATACTCTGCTTATCCAGATGTTTTTACATTCTAATCCATAAAATTCATTCCATGCATCTGCTATACTTTGATCGAATTGCTTGCCAGGAATAAACATATCCCATCCTGCTGTTCCGCCTTCATGCACGGATTTAATGCCTGCTTCTTCCCACATATCTAATATAGGGTCTAGACCAGGTATAGTGTCTCCACGTTTGTGACTTGGCCCCACAAACTCAGGTTCAACACTTGCACATTGTTCGATTAAACTATCCCAATCGATAGTATCGCATATACCTAGATTTTTAATCATTTGTTTGGTCTCCCTAAAAAATGAAACAGGTATTGATGATGTACTCCCATACATGTTCCAGCATGATAACTTCTATAGCTATCCCATTCCCATATTTGTCCTTGCGGAACATTATGAAATGCTTCATCTTCTAATATAAGAACAGTACCCCAACGAGGTTTATCCATAAAGCATACCCAGCGTTTTAGTTCGCCTTGTGCTAGCCATTCTTTTTCATTGTCTTCAACGTCCCAATGATAAGGAGCGTTAGTACCGGGTCTAACATCACTTACAAAAACTCTCAACGGTTCTGCATCTATAATTTTAGCAAACTTGTTTTGTATATCAATATCAAAATGTTCGCCCGGATAATAATCCCACCATTCAATTTCTTCTAAATTATAACCTGCTTGATCCCATGTGTTAATTACATCGTGATATGAACCTAATAATTCAGGATTATCTCTCCAGTTTCCTTCAGACCGCTCAACTACTGACTTAACTGAGTTGTAATCACCGGTAGTACATTCGGCACATAGATCAACTATAGGATCCCAGTCAATTATACCGTCTGTTGTTCCTATTAATTTTGCCAACTTTTGTTTCCTTTCACTCAAATATCTTTTTATAGATATAACTCATGTTTTGGTCTCCCCAAAGCACATGAGTACTTAAACTACGTTTGAACATAGTTTCTAAATTTAATACACTGTCTACTGCTTTACCTGTTTCTTCTAATCTAAATTGTGCAGTTTCATGTATTATTCCTTGCATATACTTTTCTGCAATATAAGGAGCATCTATCGGCACACATCCATACCAATCAATTGCTCGCATTTGTCCTTGACTGTCAATATAATGACAGTGTGGATACATTGTTAATTTGTATATGCCTTCATTGTATTGATCAAGAATAATATCCTTAATTTGATTTCGCCATTCGCCTTGAGGCCATGATTTATTAGGAGCATACATTATCTGATTACAACTTTTACTATGCCATTTAAAAAATATACGCCTGTTAGCAAAGTCAATATCAATATCTTCAGGTGCATAAGGCTTGTCCTCAAATTCTAAAAGATATTTTACTTCGTTATCAAAGAACCAATCACAAACTTCATCAGTATACAATGGACGATCTTTTTCATCTCTATATTGATACTCGTTTGGAAATTCGTAATTTTTACAAAATGTTTTACCATCAGGACTTACCAAAGGCTCGTATGTTTGTTGTGCCATACATTGTAGACCTTCTGTGTCTAATTTTAAGTAAGGTTTCCAATTATTAATATTCAAAAATAAACTCCTTGGGCATTATGTTTTGTAGCTCAAAAATACAGTTGTGTTCAATATTAAAATAAACTGTTCCTCCATCGCGCTGAAAACTGTTTATAATACCTCTTTTGTTTGCACGATTGAGCCAAGGACTTAATTTATTATCAAAATGGTATCGTGGATTATTTCCAGCTGCACTAATAGTTACTTCTGTTGGATTAGTTAGAACATTTTGTTTTAATAATTTTCTAACTACAAGTTGCATACGCATATGTTCACCAATATTTATAGCACTGTGTAATCTTCCAGCATCCATTTCATACCAAATACTATCCTGTACAAGTTTATACATTTGTGTATTTTCTAAATCTATAAGATAAGATTCATCTCCAAATAAATTTAAATGATACCTATCATCGATGTCTGCGTGTTGCGTATAGCAACTGGGTGATTCTAAAACTATAATTCTTGCTTGACCAGTGTCACCAGGAAGACTGCACCATATTTCTTCCCATACGGTATCTTTATACTCTTGTTTTAATTCCCACGGATCATAAAAGAAGTCACCAGTTTGTTGCGTGAGATCGTGTTTTCCAGGTTCACCAAAAATATCTATGTTAGATAACGGAGCTCTAAATGATGTTTGTGTAAGCATAAAGTATTTACCGCTTCTAAGTTAACCGCGCACTTTTCTTGGTAAATATTACAATGGAACTATACTTAAAAAAATCATGGGAACGGATAGGCATTAGTGTTAGTGGTGGTGCAGATAGTGCGTTACTTGCTTACTTAATATGTAAAAACGTAAGTACAACCACAGATATACATATTACTTCACAGATAAGACTTTGGAGAACACGCCCTTGGCAAGAACATATTGCAGATAACGTAATCAATTGGTTTAAAAATAATTTTAATAATAAATTTCATATACATAAAAATTTAATTCCGCCGGAAATGGAAGAGCCTCATACTACACTAATTAAAGATGAATACGGAAAAGAAAAACCTGGCAATAGAATTATACTACGTTCACACAATGAATACATTGCACACAAACATAACTTGGATGCATTGTATGTGGGTGTAACTATGAATCCAGATATAGACATACCCGGACAACTGGATGAACGCAATGAAGGAGTACTGGATCCTCATTTTGTACACAATGGAGTTGACATTTGTCATCCTTTCGTGTATACTAAAAAAGATTGGATTATAAGACAGTACTATAAAAACAATATCGTAGATTTATTAGATCTCACTCGCAGTTGCGAAGGAGAGTTTGAGGATTTAGATTATACATCATATACAGTAGGTCAACACGTTCCAGAATGTGGCGAATGTTTTTGGTGCAAAGAAAGACAATGGGGAATAGATAATGTCTAAAAGTTGTACGTTTTGTATGCATCCGTTTACTGGATTAGCCACTAGAGAAGATGGTGCTATCAAAGTATGTTGTCGCAGTGCGCCAATTGGCTTTATACAAGATCAAACTTTAGAAGAAGTTTGGAATGGCGATGCTATGCGTGAAGTGCGTAGACAAGTACTAAATGATGAGCGACCTGATGTTTGTAAGCCGTGTTTTGACTTAGAAGATCAAGGTGTTCAAAGCTTGCGGCAACGACACGTAGAAGGAGTAATACCCGAAGCACGTATAAACTTATATCCTGATGCACTAGACGCACTAGAAGAAGATTACACAATGCCGTTTGAATTACCTACTATGGAGATCAAGCTCAATAATTTGTGTAATTTAAAGTGCCGTATGTGTAATCCTTTGGACAGCACAAGTTGGAAAGATTGGGATGAGGTTACAGAGTTTTACAAAAAAGAAAATAACATACTAATACCAATTGTGGACAAACTAGTAAACAAGCCAGGTCAGTATATTGGACCGTTTGATAATTCAGACAACTGGTGGTCAAGTTTTGAAAAATTACTACCTTATTTTAGACGTGTAGAGTTTGCAGGCGGCGAACCGTTAATGGATCCATATCACTATAAGATACTAGACAAACTTGCAGAGTACGGGGATAACATAGAAATAAAGTACGCTACAAACGGCACTACACTAGGTATCAAAGGCGGACGTACTATACACGACTATTGGCCTAAGTTTAAAAGTGTTGCTGTAAATGTAAGTATAGACGGTGTACACGATGTATATGAATACATTAGAGGCAACGGCAAGTTTAGTGAAATAGAAGAAAACATTAAAGTGTTTAAGAGCTTTCCTAATGTAAGTAGAGTAGTGGGTGCGTTTACTGTACAAGCAAATAATATTATGCAGATAGACAAAGTTATTGATTACTTCTTAAATGATATGGGTATTATATTTTATTCACATAGAGTAAACTATCCAATGGCATTATCTGCACAAGTACTACCACCAGAATTAAAACAACAGGTTATTACTAAACTTGAAGCAATGAAAGAAACTGTACTAACATATCCATTAGTACAAGAAAATGAATTACTTAAAAAAGTTACACTACAACAGATACAAGACAATATAAATTTCCTACAAGCAAAATGCATGTATGAATCGCATTGGCAAGACTGTATAGAGTTTAATAAACGTTTAGACAAAACTCGTGGGCAAGACTTCCTTTCAGCTAATCCAGAGTTTACAGCATATGTTTAAAGTAGAAAGTCGATGGGGACATCAGAACAGTATTCACGTAGAATGGAATATTGGCAAACGATGTAACTTAGATTGTGCATACTGTCCTGCAGAAATACATGATAACTTTTCGCCGCACACTGACTTAGATGTTATGGTTAATACAATCTACGAATTAGAAAAAGTTGGCAAACCTGTACGCCTAAGTTTAACAGGCGGTGAGCCCACTGTGCATCCTAAGATTAGTGATATACTAAGTTGCGCACGAGAACGGTTGGACTGGATTAGTGTTACAACTAACGGATTACGTTCTAGTGATTGGTATATTAAACAACCTGTAAATCAATGGGTGTTTAGTTTGCATTTTGATAACGAACACAGTCAACGTGCTGCTGAAACTGTTGTTAAATATGCACAACTGTTAGATATGGAAGGTATGCCTACTCTATATCAAGTTAATTTAATGGCGCATCACAAGTATATGGACAATGCTCGTACTGCGGCAAATTTATTAGAAGGCCATAATATTCCTTATGTGTGTAGACGTATAAGATGGACGGAATCAGATGATCGTGATTGGTTTGACGATATGAAATATAACGAAAAGGATTTAGATTGGATACTAAGTAAAACTTCTACTGTAAAGGCTAACTGTATTGTAGACGAAAAAGACATGATGCATGCTAACGATATTGTCAAACACAAACTTAACCAATTTGAAAGTTGGAAGTGTAATGCTGGATTAGAAAGTTTAATGATTAATTGGGACGGTGACGTACATCGTGCTACTTGTAGAGTAGGAGGAAGTTTAGGTAATATATACAACGGAACTTTTAAATCACCAAAACAAGAAATTATATGCACACGTAAATTTTGTACTTGTGCTGCTGATATTCCTCTCACAAAGGAATCAGTAAAGTGAAAATTGCATTTTGTATTATAGATGACATAGATTCTTATGCTAACGGGGAAATCCAAACCACTATTAAAAACATTTGCGACTTTACAATATCAAATTTACAAACAAAAGGTTACGATGTATTTGTAAATAAAAACGCAGACAATGTATTAAAGGAAGTTAGTCAATACGATTATGCAGTTGTAATGAGTCCTGGTACAGAATATATTAACGGCAATGCGTTCTTTACAGCATTAGAAGAACTTGTTACTCAAGACTTTTTTATTGCAGGTCATGTACTAGATCGAACAATGTACGATGCTTATTACGAGCTACATCATCAGTGTTATGTAATTAATATGGTGTACTACAAGCGTCTACAAAGCCCTACAGTAGGCGTACTAGAAAAGCATGTGTCACACACCCAAGTAGAACCTGTACGTAGTTTAGACAACATACACGACGACTATACACCTATATTTGTAGCACCTGGCACACGCAAGGTTGGTTATGCTAATCGTTGTCACGGTTGGAACTTGTTAAGAACAGCATTTGAAAACAACCTGACCGTACTAGTATTCGAAGATAATATTCGCAACAATAAAAAGCACTACTACCCAGAAAGTGAACAAGACTATTACATACATGCAGAATATATAGAGCACAAGTTTAATTACTGCAAGGAAGAATATGTACATATCGATAATACCGAATGGACCACTGGTATCAATGAAACATATCAACAACTGGTACTACCAGCAAGTGGAATGTTATACCTAGACTTAGTTGAGCAGGGGCGTGTAATATTTTACGACTACAATAAAAGTGCATTAGATTACTGGCAAGAGAACTGCCCGCGTAATGACAATGTTGAATATGTATTCGTATACACAGACTTACTTAACGAGTTATCTATCGTAGACCATATTGATCCCAATCTAAAGACACTTGTTAACCTATCAAATATTTTTTGCTACGAAGGAACTGCTGCAAAATATTCCTTAAAACATAGATTACTAGCGCAGGAAAACTTAGTAAGTGTGTTGAAAAGAAAAATTAAAAATATTAAAATTAATTTCTCTCTTAAGGCAAATGCAGGACATTCATAACAAGTGTGCTAACTCAGGAAATACTTTAGCTGCGTCTAGTTTGCGTATTGCATCTAGTTTGTTTACATATTCTTTAAATCCAGATAACAGATGACTGTTGTCTTTCGAATCCATGTGCTTTAGTAAACCTTCCCATTGACGCCAACCTTTAGGATTATGTATCCAAAATTCGTCGTCTTGTGTAAAATTATTCCAAAGCCAATCTTTAAGTTCTGCAAATCTTTCACGTACTTCCCGTTTGTCAGCTTCTGGCAATATTGCAATATTTAAAAATGTCGGAATATGTACAAGGTGTGCATTTACCAAGCCGCCTCCCATTATATTTCCATCAATAAGTCCTACATTTACTTTTTTAAAATTACTGTTTACTTTCCATTTAATAAAATCTGGAATAGTTTTTATATTAAAAATTTGCACAGCAGTTGCTATACTAATGTGTATGTTATCTGGCGTGTCATCTAATAGTCTTAGTGTGCTTTCAACTTCACTAAACTTAGTTGGATATCGAATGTATTCGTCACGTTCTTTATAACTATCAATACTAATAGCAAATTTAACTTTTTTAAATTTGCTCCAAAGTTTAATTAGTTCTTTGTCAACAAGTATTCCATTTGAATTGTAACGTAATAATATGTTCTGCTCGTAACCCTGTCTAACAATTTCTTCTAAGAATGTTTTGTGTTCTTTGATCATTAACGGCTCGCCGCCAGCAAAATATACTTGTTTTAAATTTGGAACTTGTGCATAAAGCTCATCCCAAAATTCTTTGCGTTCGTGCCATTTGTTGTTAAACTGTTTTTTGTCCCAGGTTAGCTGTTGTTTTACAGATTCGTCTTCTAACTGCGGAACAAGTTTTTTCCAGTCTGCTACCCATTTGCTTGAATCATGCGGACTACACATTACACACTTAATATTACAAGTGTGTCCTAACCTTAAATCTAAGTATTGTAACTGTTCAGGAACTGTGCCATCTTCTTGAGTTTGGGCAATAAGTTCTTCAAAATCAACTCCTTCGTCATTTAACCAAGTAGCAGATTCCCATATACGTTTACTAACAATACCTTGTGATTCTTCATCAAAACAACCTGTACAACTTGCTGGTATTTCTCCAGCAAGCATAGTATTACGAACATTTTTCATAAAGTCACTGTTCCATGCTTCCATAGGAGTTACTTTACCAAAGTTAGCATGACTACCGTCTTTGTTTTTAATTAACCCAACTGTGTGATTGTTGCCGGCTCCGCTGGCGTTAGCAGTACAGCATAGGCGCATATCACCGTTAGGACGGGTTGCTAAATGTATCCAAGGTAATACACAAAATGTACAACTCGATTTAGACTCTAATTGTCTTTGGAACTTGCCAAGTCTTGTGTCATCTTTTGCGTACCAATATTTCATTTCTTTTTACCAATAATCATATAACGTGTATATTTAGGTGTTTCAAACTCTCCACGCCAGTAAGGTTTAATTTTACTCATACGCATAAAGTCATCTAAATCAGTTGCACAACGTATATGCTCATCTAACTCAAAGTAGTTATTGCTTTGTATTACAAATAGTGCATCGTTTGGTTGATTACTTAACCACTGTTCGTATTGTTCTTGTGTAACGTGTTCACAACTTGTGTTAATAACAACGTCGGCTGGTTCTGTATATGTACACATGTCTGCTGTTACTGCTGTAAAACGTCCTGCCATTTCGTAATTCTTGTTAACGGTAAAAGCAGTTTCTTGACAGTCTTCGTCAATGTCTACGCTTGTAATGTGTTCTATGCTTAAACTGCTGTTAAACAATATACTAGCAAGTACTCCGTTCCACCCGCCATATATTACAATGCAACTGTCATCATCTACGTAATTTACACGTAGTGCATCTGCTAACCAAACTTTTGAATTAACTTGTCCTTTCCAAAAGCTTTCAAGTGTACGGTATTTGTCATCGCTATTGCGAATTGCATCCATCCAAAATAGTACGTCTTGTATATCAACTTTCATAGCAGACTCTCTACAGTTTTTCTTAATCCAACTATTAACGGTGTATAATCTGTAAATCCTGTTAGTTCTCTAACAAGTGTTGTATCTGGGCATCGGCGTTTGGCACTGCCAACAGGACCTGGTCGTATTTCAAGCTTGTCAGGATTAATGTCCATAATGCCCATTATTAGTTTTGCTACTACACTAATTTTAATTTCTTCTTGTATGCCAACGTTTACAGTCAAGTTGTTGTGGTTGCGTACTAACATATCTGTCATTTTTATAGCATCGTCTACATAACAAAAACTGCGTGTGTCATCACCTTTGATATAGTACTCGCCTTGCTTGCAACGTTCTACAAATTCATTTATAAAGTGATCTACTTGACCCGTGCCATACACATTAAAATAGCGTATGATAAGATATTCAAGTCCGCTGTTAGCAACTAAGTTTTCACCTAGTGCTTTTGGAATACTATAGCTCCAGCGTGGATTTGTAATGTCATTGTACATAACTGGCACTGCTTCATCTGTGGGCACATGATAATACCCATTATCTATTGTACTATTAAATATTTCACAAGTACTAGCAAACACAAACTTTGTATCAGTATTTCTATAACGTTCAATCAAGTTAATAGTAGGCAGCGTATTGTTAATACATACATCTGTAGGATTTTCATAAAACAGTCTTGTGCCGTTAGTTGCAGCAAGATGTACTACAATATCACAATTAGGCATCATGCTGGTTACACTTGGATATCTTAAATTTTTGTCAGCGCCGTCTTTTTGATCATACAGATGCACATCATAAGTGTCTTTTACATAATTGTAATAATGACCACCTATAAATCCTTTGTGTCCTGTTAAAACTTTTTTTGCCATCTTTTATTCAGCTCTCTAATATGCTTAAACCAATTTTGATCGATGCCCCTTTCATCAAGTGTTTCAATAAGAAAATCTAAGTCCTTGGGTAAGCACTTGCCGCCGAAGCCTCTTGTTCCGTCATGTCCGGGTACTTCCATATACGTTTGGTCTTGTTGTATGTCTAAGTACATATCTAATACTTTACTATAATCAGCGCCAACATCTTCTGCTAAATCGTAAAATACGTTTGCAAATGCAATACGCATTACTGCAAAATTATTAGAATACATTTTGACAAGCTCTGCTTCTTTAGTAGAACATGTTTTAATTTCTTCGTCTTGTAACCATTGTGGTATACCATTGTCACTACCTACAACTAACGGACGTTTAAAACAATCAGTATCCCAATATCGTTCACGCAAGAACTCTGGCATATAGATAATGTTATCTGTTTCTTTTTGTATTTGTTCACATGCACCTAATGGTAGCGTACTACGAATTACAATTTCTACATTTGCATTATGCTGTTTTAAATCTTTAATTTCATTAATTACTATATTGATATCTGTTTCAGTAATCGTAGGTATACAGATAAAGACGATATCTGCTTCATATATAACTTCTTTTGACATATCAAACATTATATCATACACAATAGCCTTTGCATCTTTAAGCAAACCTTTGTGTGTGGCTTTGCCAACATAGCCATACCCCAATATTCCAAACTTATTCATACTTTCCTCTTTGGTATTTTACTATCAGCACTGCTTACACAACTTGGAGTAATACACTTTGATGGTGCCTTAAACAGCTCAAACCCGCCGTCTAATGTGCCTAAAGGTTCATCGTGGCAACTGTAGCTACGCTTAACTTCATTCTCACGTATAACGCATCCTTGATATCCTGCATTACATTCCCATCCTTTGAACTTATTAAATCCAAAGGCATTAAAGCGTTCTGCTTGATCTAATTCGTATTCTGTTCCGTCTTTGTCGTAGAGTGCAATTTGTGCAAGTTGTTTGCCTTGCCATTGTTGGGGAGATCCTGTTTGCATTTTATGTATTTGATCGTCGGTGTAACCATGTACCACAAAACTGGCGGTAGAATCGGACTGGGGCTTGAGAGTGACATTAATACCTCTGGCGGCAAATCTTTGTAAGCGTTCGTAAAGCTCGTCGAACATTTCTGGAACCATAACTTGATTGATTGTAACATATACACCTGCTTTCATAAGTTGAAGACATTTGTCTCCAAATTCTTGTTCGTTAGCAAACTCTGAATGATAGCTTGCAGTAATACTTCTACGTTGCAAACTGCTTGTAGTTTCTATCCAATTGTTCCACCATTTGCTTCCTGGGCTAAGATTAGTCGTCATGTGGATACTCTGGTACTCAGGAGTTGTATCACTGCAATAATGGTCTATAACCTTCCCAAAGTATTTATATGCAGTAGGTTCGCCGCCACTAAAACTAAAATGAAAGTCTGTAAATCCGTTTGTACGAGCTTGTGCTTTAATGTTGTCTATTGTACGAGTGTATACTTCTAAGCTCTGATGATCAGGAGTACTGCTGCGAGCATAGGGCCAGCAGTAGCTACAATTGTAATTACAAAATCTTGCAAGAATCCAAGACACAGTAAATAGATTAGTATCTAATAAAGTTTTTTGTCCAAACTTTGTTATTTTATTCCAAGGAATATTTATTGTTATCATTATATACCAGTTTACTACATTGCCTTGCACAAGTCAAGCATTTATTTTTACCTTGCCAAAATTCCGATAGTCCTTTAAATAAAGTTATTGTACTGTCTAACACGCCATCTTGGCAGTTAGGCACACCCACTTCTTTCAAAACTTGTTTTGTATTTTCTACACTTAAATTTCTAAGATAATGAATTGGTAGTTTTTCTTCAATAGGCTGTTCTAGATAATCGCCTCCAAACCAACAGCAAGGAAATATATTACCATACGGGTCTACATATATTCCTTGTTCGGTAACACACTTAGGTTCTATTATTATTGCATCTATTGCTGCATTTCTAACAATTTCGTTAGTTAACGCATTTAAACTTTTATTAGGAGTACGTTTAAATTTTTCTGTTTGTGCAGGTTTAAGCATATACTCTACATTGCCGTTATTGTCTTGCACTTCAAATTCTTTCATTTCATAGAATCGTGTAGTACTAACAAAGTTTACGCTTTGTACTCCTAAGCCTAACAAGTAGTCTTCTAACTCATCTACTTCATGTTCGTTATGTGCAAATACAAGACTGTCAACACGAGCATGTCCACCTGCATCACAATATGCTTTTAGGTTTTCGATTACCTTGTCAAATTTTGTATTTTTACGATATAGTTCATGTTTACCTTTAAATCCATCTACTGCAAAGATTACTTCAATATCATACTGTGCGAGCTTGCGCCACCATTGAGGATTACGCATGCCTCCATTAGTGTGTATTGCTAATCTTACTGTAGGATTACATTCTCGTACATATGAATATATTTCTAAACAATCATTTGCAAAAGCAGGGTCGCCATAATTGCCGCAACTATAAAAATTATCTAGCTGTGCTAAAAAGTCTCTAGGAAACCATTCTTTAAACTGTTCTAGACTCATATCACCGTTGCGGATAAAAGGTCTTATTACGCCGCCGTGGTAATTTCTAGCACACATAGGACACTGTGCTTGACACTTATCAGTAAGCTCAATATGGACTGTACGTATATCAGCTATGTTCTGCATTAAACTGCTCCTTTAGCCAATCAAAGTTGTTTATAAGGTTAAGATCGCTCCTATTAGAAATCCCAAACTCCCTACCAGCATTAGCACCAGCAATAGAGAAATCACCATAGCGTTCCTCACTGCCTTTTGTACACCAGATATTAAGTCTACTTTCTGTTTCTTCATCGTTTTGCCTCAAGATTGTTTTACTGCTTAATTTAGCACATTCTCTGAATGCACTACGCCATGCTTCAAACGGAGTTGTATTAAATTCTGTAATATTTGCAATTTCTTCTACAGCAATAAAATGCGGACTAATGCTTGTAGTCATATCCGACTTACTTGTATCCATGTCTATTGTAAGTTTACGAGGAAATAACTTTACTCCGCCATATCCATATACTAGATCATTAACAGGATTCTTTGCTCTCCACACATGTACATGATCTAATTGATGTTCAGGAACAATATAATTAAAATTAAAGTCGTCCATGACGATTGCATCAGCGTCTACAATCCAAAACATTTTAGTAAAACATTTTTTTGCTGCTTTTATGTGTGCCTGATGTATTCCCTTAACACCATGCACACGTTTGGCCATAGGAAATCTAGCCTTAAGAGCAGCGTAGTTCGCATCTGCACTAGGTTCGTCATAACTTATGAATACAATATCATACATTTTATAATTATACTACATTTCTAATAACTTGTCAAGAACTACCATCGACCTTTTATTGATATTTGTTTATTAAATGTAAAGTCAATCTTTCGATGTTCGTCTAAATCCTTTAAAAATTGATTCCTAGATTCTTCGAAGTTAGAAATAATT